ATTGAGTCGGCGAAAAAGACGCTATCCACCTTTGCGTTTAAGCAAGAGTACATGGCCAGCTTTGACAATGCGGGCTCCGACATCTTCAAAGAAGACTGGGTCAAGCACGGCGAGGAGCCCGAGTACGGCAGCTACTTCGTGGCGGTGGACTTGGCCGGGTTTGAGGAAGTAGCCAAGCAGGCGGCGAACTCGAAGAAGCGGCTGGACGAGACGGCGATCGCGATTGTCAAAGTGACCGACGAGGGCAAGTGGTTCGTCAAGGATATCTGGCACGGGCGCTGGGACATCCGCGAGACGGCAGCGAAGATTCTGATGGCCATGCGCGACTATCGCCCTCTAAGCGTGGGGATCGAACGAGGCGCGCTAAAAAACGCGGTTTTGCCATATTTGAGCGATTTAATGCGCAAAAATAATGTATATTCGCACATAGTAGATTTAACGCATGGCAACCGGAAAAAGGCTGACCGGATCATCTGGAGCCTCCAGGGTCGGTTCGAGCACGGCAGGATCGTGTTGAACCAAGAGGGCGACTTTGAGACCTTTCTTGACCAGCTGTTGATGTTTCCGGCGCAAGGCGTCCACGATGACCTACCCGATGCGCTTTCTTACATTGACCAGCTGGCGGTGACTTCCTACTTCGTTGATGATGCTGACGATGATTGGGAGCCGATTGATGTAATTTCTGGGGTGTAGGATGGATCGAAACGATTTTGACGAACCAACCGAAAACGATAAAGAGCTTATCGCTTTTGTTGTAGACCACTGCGACCGCTGGCGCGACTACCGCAACGTCAACTTTCTGCCCTACTGGGAAGAATACGAACGCATCTTCCGTGGTGAGTGGGCGGTAGAAGACAAGACCCGCGACTCCGAACGCTCCCGCATCGTGACACCCATGACCCAGCAGGCCGTTGAGACGCGCCACGCGGAGATCATGGAGGCGATCTTTGGGTCGGGCGAATATTTCGACATCAAGGACGACGTCCAAGACATCAACGGCAATCCGATGGATGTCGAGATGATCAAGCTCCAAATGATGGAGGATCTGAAGAAAGACAAGTTCCGGAAATACGTCGATCAGATCGAACTCTTGGCTGAGATTTACGGCACGGGTATCGCCGAGATCACAGTCACGATGGAAAAAGAATACACCCCCTCGACTCAGCCGATTCCGGGCATGATTAACCAAGCGGCTATCGGCGTGCAAGAGACAGACCGCGTCTCGGTCAAGCCCATGCCGGTCAACCCGAAGAACTTCCTGTGGGATCCCAACGGCACGACGGTCGATGACTGCATGGGTGTGGCAATCGAAAAGTATGTGTCCATCCACAAGGTGGTGGCCAACATAGAGAAAGGTGTCTACCGCAAGGTCAACATCGTGCCGACCTACGACGACACCGACTTGGAGCCTACGCAAGAGGTCAGCCAGTACCAGAACGAGAAGGTCAAACTGCTGACCTACTATGGTCTGGTACCTAGAGAGTATCTGGAGAAGCTCGACGACAAAAACGAGAAGATGGTCGAGTTGTTCCCCGAGGATTCGGCGGCCGAAGACTACTCCGACATGGTTGAGGCGATCATTGTGATTGGTAACGACGGCATGCTCTTGAAGGCCGAGGCGAACCCGTACATGATGAAGGATCGTCCGGTATTGACTTACCAGGATGACACGGTGCCCAACCGCCTGCCGGGACGCGGCACGGTGGAAAAAGCGTACAACATGCAAAAGGCGATCGATGCGCAGGTAAGAACGCACTTGGACTCGCTGGCGTTAACAGCCGTGCCGATGGTGGCGATGGACGCCACACGTCTGCCACGGGGCGCCAAGTTTGAGGTGCGGCCGGGCAAGGCGTTCATGACCAACGGCAACCCATCGGAAATCCTGTTCCCGTTCAAGTTCGGTCAGACCGATGGCAACAGCTTAACGACTGCCCAAGCATTCGAGCGCATGCTCCTGCAAGCTACAGGCACCTTGGATAGCCAAGGCATGGTCAGCCAAGTGGCTCGCGATGGTGGTGGTGCCGGCATGTCGATGGCAGTGGCGACCATCATCAAGAAGTACAAGCGCACGCTGGTGAACTTCCAAGAAGACTTCCTGATTCCGTTTATCAAAAAAGCGGCGTTTCGGTACATGCAATTCGACCCCGAGCGCTATCCGTCGGTGGACTTGAACTTTGTACCCACTGCGACACTGGGTATCATCGCCCGCGAGTACGAGCAAGCGCAGTTCATTGCGCTCTTGCAGACGCTGGGACCAGACACACCGGTGCTGCCATTGATCTTGAAGGGCATCGTGGCCAACAGTTCGCTGTCTAACCGCATGGAGTTGATGGAGTCGCTGACTCAGATGGCGCAACCCAACCCAGAAGCGCAGGCACAGCAGCAGATGCAACAGCAGCTGGCTATGCAAGCGGCTCAGTCGCAGATCGCGGTCAACACCACACAGGCTGAACGCAACCGGGCGGAAGCGATTAACACCACGATCGAGACAAAGTTGAAGCCGATTGAGGTGCAAAGCAAGATTATGGCAGCCAACACGCAGAATTTGCCGGATGATGATGCGCTGGCCTCCCGGGAATTTGACAAACGGGTGAAGATTGCGGAGCTAATGCTCAAAGAAGCCGACATCAAGAACAAGTCAAAGATCGTCGAGATGCAGATGGCGGAAAAAAAGAACAAAATCAGCGGTATGGAAGAGGATTTCTTGGACGAATTGACCAAGGAGCTCTCAGGTGGACGTTGAAAGCCTCGCTAAACAGCTAATTCTGCAAAATATGACTCCAGAACAGCAAAAAGCTGTTCTGGAGTCGGTTCGTGCCACCCTGCAAGAGGCTCGCGGCAAGCAAAAACAGCGTGTGAGCGAGAATGTAGGTCTGGTAGTAGACGCCTTGAAGAAGATCGAGGCCGATATTCGTGCCAAGTACGACGATCTGGGCAATAAGATTACTACTCGGGTCAATTCGATCCGTGATGGTCGTGACGGCACCAACGGATCGGATGGTCGAGACGGCTTGGATGGCCGCCCTGGACGGGACGGTGCTCAAGGGCCAACCGGTCCAGCCGGTCGGGACGGTGTCAACGGGGTTGACGGGGTCGATGGTGTGTCTGTCACGGACGCTAAGATCGACTTCGATGGTTCGCTCATCATCAGTCTGTCTAATGGTCGTGAGATCAACGTCGGGGAGGTAGTTGCTCCCGATGTAGCCGAGAAAATACGTATTGTCGCCAATGGCGGCGGTACATCGCAGACCGTGATTGATGCTCTGGCCTCGCTCCAGACGCAGATCAACAACTTAATCCCCAGCCAGACAGGCAATGCGGGCAAGTTCTTGACCACGAATGGTTCAGCGCTGTCCTGGAGTTCGGTAGCGGGCGGCTTGAGCTACCAAGGCACTTGGAACGCCAGCACGAACACCCCAACACTGACTTCCAGCGTCGGCGTCAACGGCTATTACTACATCGTAGCAACCGCTGGATCAACCAATCTGAACGGTATCACCGACTGGCAGATTGGCGATTGGCTGATGTTCAATGGATCGGTTTGGCAGAAGATTGATCAGTCCAATTTAGTGACGTCCGTCAACGGCCAGACAGGCGCGGTAGTACTAACAACGACTGATATTGCTGAAGGCACAAACCAATACTATTTGGATTCGCGTGCTAGGTCGGCTATCAGTGCAGGCACGGGCATCAGCTACAATTCGTCTACTGGCGTTGTTACTAATGCTGCGCCCGATCAAACAGTCGCTTTAACTGGCGGCACGGGCATTAGCACTACCGGTACGTACCCTAGTTTTACGATCACTAACAGCGCACCAGATCAGACAGTAGCTCTAACCGCTGGCACCGGTATCTCTACATCAGGTACGTACCCGAACTTTACGATTACCAATTCAGCGCCTGACCAAACGGTTGCTTTAACTGGCGCTGGTACGACCAGCATCACGGGTACGTACCCCAACTTTACCGTCACATCGAACGATCAGTTTGCAGGTACAGTCACAAGTGTCGGCGGCACCGGTACGGTCAATGGCATTAGCCTCTCTGGCACGGTCACATCCAGCGGCAGTTTGACACTGGGCGGCACGTTGTCGGGGGTTAGTCTGTCAACGCAAGTGACTGGTACGCTGCCGATCGCTAATGGTGGTACAGGCCAGACGACGGCTGTTGCGGCCTTCGATGCACTGGCGCCGACGACAACTAAGGGTGACTTGATCGTCAATGACGGGTCGGATAATGTCCGCTTGGCTGTCGGTACGAACGCGTATGTATTAACTGCGGATTCAACAACTGCGTCAGGTGTCAAGTGGGCGGCTGTGGCTGCTGGCACCACGGTGTCGGACGACACCAGCACCAACGCAACGTACTACCCGACGTTCTCAACAGCCACTTCAGGTACGTTCTCGACGGCCACGGTATCCAGCACTAAGTTGACGTACAACCCATCGCTGGGTGACTTGAGAGCAACACAATTAGCTTCGTCGAACGGCATTTTGTTTACCAATCAGACAGTCAGCACATCGGTGACGTTCCCGACGGGCTATGAAGGCATCAGCGGAAAGAATACAACCATCGCGAGTGGTGTGACAGTGACTGTCCCCTCTGGCGCTAACTGGACGATAGTGTGATATGCCAATAAACATTAACGGCACAACAGGAATTTCTGGCGTAGATGGATCTGCTGGTACTCCAGGCATTCAAGGATCTGATACCAACACAGGTATATTCTTTCCTGCTGCGGATACGATTGCATTCTCTGAAGGTGGCGTTGAGGTAATGCGCCTTGATTCGTCGGCTAACCTGCAATTCAACTCTGGCTACGGCTCTGTCGCCACTGCATACGGTTGTCGTGCATGGGTAAACTTTAACGGTACAGGTACGGTAGCTATTCGGGCTTCGGGTAATGTATCGAGTATCACGGATAATGGTACGGGTGATTACACAGTCAACTTTACGACTGCAATGAGTGATGCAAATTATTCTGTTGGTAGTTGTGTAGCTATTGATTTTTCCAATACTGGTAGTCGTGTTGTTAATTTGGCAGGTGCCGCACCAACTACTACAACCTGCCGCATTTCAACGCACTTACCCGGCACTGGCAACCAAGATTGTTTGTATGTCGCAATTCAAGTTTTTCGCTAAAGGACAATCATGAAAAGAATTATTTACCCTAACGATGATGGCGGCGTAGCAGTTATAGTACCTGCTGACTGCGGTCTATCGATTGAAGAAATCGCAGCCAAGGACGTACCTGCTGGCAAGCCGTTTCAGATTGTTGACGTATCAGAAGTACCGTCAGACCGTACTTTTAGAGGAGCTTGGACATGGGCATCGTAATTGACGTAACAAAGGCTAAGGCTATCGGTCACGATATGCGTCGTGCTGCTAGAGCTGAAGAGTTCAAGCCTTTTGACGAGGCTATTGCCAAGCAGATTCCCGGTGCAGCAGATGGAGCAGAGGCACAGCGTCAGGTTATCCGTGAGAAGTACGCAGCTATTCAGACACAGATTGACGCAGCTACAACACCTAATGAGATTAAAGTAGCACTAGGAATTTGATATGCCTCTTAACCTAAAGACTGCTTCTGGTGGATCGGTAATCATAACTGGTGCTGATACAGCATCGGACAAAACAATTACGGTTCCTGCTGCTGATGGCAATATGCAATTAATTCAGCAAGGTACGGCTGTTGCTTCAACGTCCGGTACGTCAATTGACTTTACATCAATACCGTCGTGGGTAAAGCGGATTACGGTGATGTTTAGTGGGGTGAGTACGAATGGGACTTCTGCTGTTCAGGTTCAATTAGGTGATGCAGGCGGGGTTGAAACAACAAATTATTTAGGTGCAATAGCAAGATCAGGCGCTGGAACAGCAGGGGCAAATAATTCAGCAGGATTTTTATTAGAAGATAGTGGTTCTGCCTCAGTTGTGCGACATGGCTCAATAGTAATTACACAATTAGTTTCCACAACAAATACATGGTCAGCTTTTGGGGTTATTGGAAGAAGTGATTCTGCTAATGCATATATGCAAGGCGGTTCCAAAGCTCTCTCCGCCACACTAGACCGCGTCCGCATCACCACAGTCAACGGCACAGACACCTTTGACGCTGGCACAATTAACATCATGTGGGAAGGCTAATAATGAGCGTTACCATTAACGGCACTAACGG